GTTCAAGTAGATGCATTCGGTCCTTGAAATCCTCGACGAGTCGACGGACTCAGCCGGGCCGGACTTGATCAGCCTTGCCGACCTGAAATTCGCGCTCGGTATTACCGACAACAGCGAGGATGCGCAGCTGCAGGCGGCGATTACGTTCCAGTCACGCATCGTTTCAGAGTATTGCGACCGGCGGTTCGGCCGCGCCGAGGCGCTGGAGACGTTTCGCTTCGACCCCGGCGAGGTCATGCCGACGCGGCAAGCCTTGACGCTGACGTTGTATCCGGTGGTGGAGATCTTCGAGGTCTCGACCGCGGGCGCGACTGCGGCCGACTATGATTTCGATCCGGCCACAGGCCGGCTTTGGACCGAAGGGGGCTGGGCAGGTACGGTCGCCGTCACCTATTCGGGCGGATACGATCTGCCGGAGGAGGCGCCGGCCAGACTGGCCAAGGCCGTGATCGAGGCGGTGTTTGAAGCTCGCGCGATGGGTGGGCGTGACCCGAGCATCCGCTCGGTGGCGCACGGCGACACCAACATTTCGTATTTCACATCCGCTACTGCGACGGCCAATTCTGGGTTTTTGTCCGCGCCGGTGATTGACCTCATCCGGCCATACCGGCGGTCGCATGTCGCGTAGGTCGCGGGAGCCCGGCATATCGCCATTGGGCATCACCAACATCATGGCCGGGCTCCTGCGGCCGTCTCACGACAGTCCGCTAATTCGAATTTAACCACATGATCCCGGAGGATTCAAAGTGGCCGCGTTCTGGTCGGTGCCGCGCGAATGGCCGGGAGAGTGCTGCTTCATCATTGCCGGTGGCGCGTCAGTGCTCGGGCATGATCTCGAGCAACTGCGTGGCCGGCGAGTGATCGTCATCAACTCGAGCATCCATGCCGTGCCGTGGGCGGACATCTGTTACTTCGGTGACTGGCGCTGGTGGAATGAGTCGGAAAATGAAGCGGCAGTGATGGGCTTCCGCGGGCGTGTTGTCACTGTCTCAAACATGGTGCGGAACTCGAAGGTCTTGGTTTGCCGCAAGGGCAAACCGCCGGGGTTATCGCACGCGGCGGATAGCTTGAGCCAAAAGTGGACGAGCTTAACCGCGGCGACCAACCTGGCGGCGCACCTGGTCGGCCGTGGCGGCACGGTCGTCTGGCTCGGCGCTGACGGCAAGGCCGCTGCCGATGGCCTGATCTGGCATCACAAGCCGCACCGATGGGGGCCGCACCCGGCCCGCTATGATCGCCACCGGGCCGATATCGCGACCATGGTCGCGCCGCTGCGGACGATGGGCGTCACGCTGTTGATCGCCGGTCCCAGTGCCTACGCCGACCTGTGGCCGGTCGTCAGCCTGCAAGACGTGCTGGGCGAGCGGCGGGCGGCATGAACCTGATCTGGTTAACGCCAAACTTTGCGATGTTTTATAGCGCTGATGTGCGACTTCGATACCCCGTAGTCTTGTGCTGTTTTACTCAACGACCGCGTATCGGAACGGATCATATGAGCCTTTGCAGCGCTCAGTTTAGTTCTTCGTTGATTCCTTGCCTGTTCAGCCCGTGTAACCCAGTGACAATTGCCAGGCTTGTAATCGCCATCGTTGTTAATGCGATCGAGTGTCAAGCCGCGAGGACGCGATCCCATGTCGGTAAAAAATCTTTCGAACGACAGCCATCGCTTGCAAACCTTAATACCGCGTTCGCTGTAATTATGATTGACGCGACAGCGTTGTCGCATAGCCGCCCAACTACGGTAAGCGCCACTACGTCCCTCACGAGGAGCGTGGCCATGTTTGGTCGATTGGCTACGCGTTATATCTCGTTTGAGGCATCCGCAGGAGCGTGTGCGGCCTTGTTGCAAATCTCCACGACGCACGATTGCCTTCGTTCCACAATCACAACGACAAGCCCAAAGAATATGCCCGCGCCTGTCGTGATGAGAGATGTTGATAACGGTCAATCGACCGTAGTGATGACCCGTGATATCGATCAAAGCGGGCATGGCGACCTCCATGAAAAGTTGCTGTGTCAAGCGGGTGACCGGGTGTTCCTAGCATCCGGTTGCTCGCGTTCATCAGAGGAGCCGACATTGCCTTTGCCAACAGTTACTAGGGAAGAGCTAGGCGTTACGGGCTGGACAACCAGAAAATACATGCAGCCTGGTGAAGAAGATGTATTTTTGACGCTAGTGAGAAGCGTACAGCCTCGTGTAATGGTGGAGATAGGCTGTAATGAAGGTCTGAGTGCGCAAACGGTGCTGCGGAACGCCCCCAGTATCGAAAAATACATCGGCGTGGATGTTGAGGCCAGCTATCGGTTCGAGGGCGCCTGGCAGCAGCACGATCGCCCGGCCGAGCCCGGCCGGCTGGTGAAGAACGATCCGCGTTTCCGGCTCATGCTGCGCGGCAATGGCAAGGCGGCAGAGATGCCGCAATCCGCCGATGTCGTATTCATCGATGGCGATCACGGCCCGCGCCATGTCTTGGAGGACAGCCTCTGGGCGGCCTCGGTCGTGAGATCGGGCGGAATGATCATTTGGCACGATTACCAGAATACGCCGGCGGAGGTGACCGGGGTTCTGGATCGGCTCCATGCCGGGGGGCGCAATCTCATCCACGTCACCGGCACATCGCTGGTGTTCGAGCGGATAGCGTCATGACCACCACCCATCAAAAAGTCTGGGGCAGCGAATTATGGATCGTCAACACCGATGAGTATTGCGGAAAGAAGTTGATACTTCGCAAAGGCATGCAATGCAGCCTGCACTATCACGAGGTCAAGGATGAAACATTTTTTGTGCACAGCGGATTAGTGCGATTTGAAAAGGACGGGGATGTTTCAATCTTGGGTCCCGGCAGTTCAATGCGTGTCCCGCCTCGAAGCCTGCATAGGTTTGGCGGAGTCGAGGATAGCGAAATCTTCGAATTTTCCACACGCCACTCGGAATCCGATGTCTACCGGATTGAGCCGTCCGGATGCGATCGGTCCTGATCCGCGGGATGTGGGGGCTCGGCGACAATATCTTTTCGCGACCGTTCGTGCGCGCGGCAGCGAAACAATACCAGGTCCATCTCGAGACGCCATGGCCGGAACTGTATGAGGATCTCGACATCAAGTTCGTCCTCGGCAAACGCAAGCTCAGAACGCAACTGAAGAACATCGCGCGACAGCGCCCGGAGCGCTGGTTGCGGCCACTGCCGATGCGCGAGGTCAGCGTGTCCTACGGCAGCGACTTGACGGCGGCGACCTCGATTATCACAGCGCTCGAGCGGCGGTGGTGCTCGGCGCTACGGGTAGCCTTCGACCCGGCACTGTTCGATCTGCCCGACATGGGACCGCCGCCGGCGATCCGCTCGCATGGTGGGCAACGGCCGATCGCGGTGGTGCGGCCAGTGACGGTGCGCATGGAATGGCGCGGCGAGTCGCGCAACCCGCGGCCGGAATACGTCAACGCGCTCGCCGCCGAGCTGATGGCAACGCATACCGTCGTCGCGGTCGCCGATCTCGAGCCAGGGGAGGAATGGGCGGTCGGCGAGCTGCCGCCGGCGCACCATTATTTTGTCTACGGCGAGCTCACAGTTCGCCAGTTGCTCGCGCTGGTCCGTGAGGCCGATATTGTCGTCGGCGGGGTCGGCTGGATTGTGCCGGCGGGGCTGGCCTTGCGGACCAAGACCTTCGTGGTGTTGGGCGGCATGGGCGGACACAACGCGCCCGAGAAGATCACCGACCCGCGGCTCGACTTGAGCCGGATCGGCTTTGCAATGCCGGAGGTGTACTGCCCATGCACGAACATGCTGCACACTTGCGACAAGCGGATCGCGGACCCGGTCGGGCAGCTCCGTCGCTGGTCGCACAGTTTTCGGCTGGCCGCCTGACATGGTGGCCGCAGCTCGGCATCGGGTTCTATCCGGTCCAGATCGCCGGGCCTTACGACAAAGAGTATTTCGATCGTTACGCCCGCAATGCGCAAACCAATCTCGGGCGTGCGCTGATGCGGGCACGCTGCGACTTTGTCGAGCGGCATTTCCGCGGGACGCTGATCGATGTCGGTATCGGCTCGGGGGCGTTCATCGAAACCCGGCGAAGTCGCCAGCGCACGACCTATGGCTACGACATCAACCCGACCGCCCTGCTGTGGCTCGACGATCGGGGGCTGCTGGTCGACCCATACCTGATCCCGTTCGACGCGATGACGCTGTGGGATGTGCTCGAGCATATGGCGGATTTCCAGTCGCTGCTCGCCCAATGCCGCGAGTGGCTGTTCCTATCGTTGCCGATCTTCTGCGATGCCGAGCACGCGCTGCGCTCGAAGCATTTCCGGCCGGCCGAGCATTACTGGTATCTGACCCGCGATGGGCTCGTGACTGCGATGAAGGCTTGTGGCTTTGAATTGGTATCGGAAAGCACCGTCGAGACCGCGTTGGGGCGCGAGGACATCGGCACGTTTGCGTTCAAAAGGGGAACCTAAGTGATTACTGAACAAAGCCGCAAAGCGCTTTGGCGGGTATTCAACGCCCATCCTGGCAAACGCGGCCCGCAGGGATCGCCTGGCGTTGACGGTGCGCAAGGTCCGCCTGGGCCAGAGGGGCCGACTGGCCTCACCACGGGCGACGGCCCATTCGTCAGACAGCGTAAGCCCGAAATCGTCAGCCCGCTCATCCACGGCGATATGGTAATTGATGACGGCACGCTTGCAGTTGCGCGAGATCCATCACAGTCGATGGAAGTAGCTACTAAACAATATGTTGATAGCCGCGCCGTTCCGGTCGGTGGCGGCGGCGGCGGCGGCGGTGACGAGACGGCGGGGCCGCCTGGACCTGAGGGACCGCCTGGGCCGCCTGGACCGGAAGGCGATCCCGGGGCTGTCGGTCCGCAAGGTCCGCAAGGCCTTCCAGGCATGCCCGGCGCCACTGGGTCGCAGGGTCCGCAAGGCGAGCCTGGCGGCAGTTCAAGTGCATTCCCCTATACCTTTTCGACTAGTACGACGGAGCCGCCGGCTGCCGCGCATATCAGGCTCAATAGTGCGGATCAGACCATCGCAACCAAGATGTGGGTCGACAACACGACATTCGAAGGAACCGACGTCAGCAATGTTTTCGCCATCACTCATGCTAACGATCAATTGGTTATGCAGGCTGAGGGCGATGCGACCGTATATCAGGTCTACAAGCTGACTACTGATCCGATCCTCAAGACCGGATACGTTGAATTCCCGGTGGTCTGGGAGCGCGGCGGCACTGCGCCCGTCGCTAACAACCAGAAAGTCATACTGGGCGTGATCCGGGCCGGGACCCCGGGGCCGGAAGGGCCGCAGGGCCCTAAAGGCGACACCGGCGCCACCGGGCCGCAAGGACCGCAGGGCGATATCGGGGTTGCGACTGCGACCCCGCCGCTGGCGCTGACCGGCACGACCCTGTCGATTGATCTGTCGGCTTATGCGTCGCTGGCTTCGCCTGTATTTACCGGTGATCCGAAAGCACCGACTCCGACGGCAGGCGACAACGACACATCGATTGCGACGACGGCCTTTGTCACTGCAGCGGATGCGCTCAAAGTTGCCAAGGCCGGCGATACGATGTCAGGCGCCCTCACTGTCACG